TCCAGATCGTGTATTGGGTTGTAGTCAGCATTCCTTATCTCCGTGGTATGTACATGTAGATCAGTGCACCGGCTACGAGCACCGATGCGCCGATGCTCATGTAGGTCAGCGTACTGAAGATCGGATGCGTGTCATCGCTGACGTACGGAATGGCTTCGTGCACCGCGTTGGCTTGCGCCTCAATGCTGTCGAGCTCGGCGCTTGCCCGCACCAGGTACGCACGCGCCAGCGCAGCACTAGCCGCGCTCGACGTGGCTGCCTGTGAAATCATCGCCGTCTGCGAAGCGCAGCCGGTCAATAGGCAAGCGACGATGACGGCGAGGTAGATCAGACGAACTCCCTGCGCGGCGTGGCCGGTAGACAAGTCGGGAGCGTGGCAAGGAGCGCTGGCGCGATCGTCTCGCAGCGCACGTTGGCGTGGATGCGTAGATCCTCCGGCGTGATTACGTTGCCGTCGATGTCGAGCACAGCGCCAAGTGTGCCGATCATGTCGATGTAGCGCGGCTCAGGGATCAGCGCAAGCGCTGTGTTCATCTGCGCCAGTGTGGTGGTGCGTAGGTAGTAGTTCGTCATGTGGTCTTCGCAATCATCTCTGCGTAGGTCAAGGCGCTGTAGTACTTCACGCTCTTCAGTGAGTTGTTAAGGTAGCTATCCCACGTGCCGGTACCGCTTACGCCCGTGGTCGACTGGGAGCCGAGCGTGAGCCAGGTTGAGAGCGTGGTGCCCACGTTGCTGCCGCCGAAGGTCGGCGTAACACCGTTCACGCACAGGTCGAACGATGACGTAGGCGTGGGCGCGTTCCAAGCGATCGCCACCTTGTTGAGTCCGCTCACTAGTCCTGTCTGCGTTACTGGTGAACCCGCACTGAAAGCGATCTGCGCCGTGGCGCTTGCGTTCGCTTGCTTGAGATGCCAGTGCCGTGTGGCTGTTGTATCGGTGGACATGATCGAACGATCGCCAGTGCCGTACGCGCCTCGGTAGAACTCAACCACCATCGCACCTGGTTGCGCGTACAGCGATGTCCACGCGGTGCTACGGATCACGGCGTCATCGGCTAGGCGCGTAAGTGCAGACGCTCCGGTAGGGATGTAAGAAGTGGCCGTAGAACCGCTTTCCGTCTGCGCTCCGTAGACAAGTATGTCGGCGGTTTCGTCGTTACCGGCGATGTTGTCCCAAAGCATAATTTGGAACTCGGCTGAACCGTCCGCAACCGTATGAGTATGGGTAAACCGTTGCCATGTGGTGGTGACTACGCAATTTACTCCAGCACTTGAACCAAGCCTTAGACCAACATTCTGCGTACTTGCTCCACCATTTGCTGTGTTTGCTTTCATGTAAACGGACATGATGTATGCCCCGTTTGAAACGCTTATTGCTCGACGGATGCGCGAGAACACTCCGCCTGTCTTGTTAAACGTAATTCGTACTACGGTTGCCGCGCCGTCTGGCCCTGTCTGTGAAACTGTTTCAGGGTCTGGATTTGTTGCTCCGCTGTTATCAAGAGTCCAATTGGCGTTTTCCAAGTCAGTGCTGTACGTGCAAAGATTGGTTGCCGCCGCCTCAATCAGCATTCCCTTCGCTACGCCGCCCGTGTAATCGAATCGCGCAGCGCCAGCACTGGCAACCGTCTTCACGTACCCATTGGCATCGATGTAGGTCGCGCGCGCCGTGGAGTCTGCGCGTGTGAACGTCACGGCAGTCGGCACTGTGCCAGCGGTGAAGTCCAGTGAGAGAAGCGGCGAATCACCGCCACCTAGCATCGCTTTACGAAAGAATGAGGTGTACATCAGATGGTCTCCGCTGAAGTTCGAAAGCCGATCGTCGCAATGTGCAGCGAATCGGTGCTAGCGTGGTCGAGGTACAGGACGATCGTGCCCCATGAGTTAGACGCGTACGCGGCCGTCTGCGCCATCGACAGCGTCCAGGTGAACGTGCCCGATGCCGCAAGCACTACGGCGTACGTGCCAGTGTTCAGCGTGTTCGTCGATCCGATCTGCACGTTGCCCTTGACCGTGTAGCCGGTCAGGTTCTGCGCGGTGGTTGTGCCTTCCACCTGGACTGTGCCGGCGAGCACCCACTCTTCGCCAGGGACGATGACTACGGATGGGTAATTGAGCGCTAGGTCAAGGTTTGGCATCAGGTGCACCTCAGTGGGTTTGGTCGGTCAAAGTAATAAGAGACTGCGCCCGTCTTCGTGTAACTCACCGTCATAATCACCAGCGCTTCAAGGCTTGTCGTGGCCCAAGCTGCGCTGACGTATGCCGATCCAACCGGGCCGACCGTCGATGCTGGCGTAGTCAAATCCATGCCATCGATATCCGTTCCGCTGGTGTTGAATATCTCGCGCAGATTGAGAGCGCCGGTGAAGTCGTACTGGGTGCCTGTCACAGTCTCATGCCAGGGCGAAGCGGACAGCAATACGGCTTCTGTCCCTGCGTATGACCACCTGCCCGCGGTAATGGCGGTCGCGGTTTGGATGCGCGCAAGGAACGTACGCGTAGCAAACGCCTCCGGCATCGATGCGCGGTAGGCGTAGTCGATCGCGGGCTGATTCGCTGCCAGCGTTTCCGCTGAATCCATCAAAGCGTTCATCACCGTACGGTTGGCTTTACCGTACAGACCGCTGTTAAAGATGGGACGCTGGTTACTCATGAGGCTGGGAAATCAAATTGCTTGCTTGCCAAACTTCGTCCTGGTGTGGCGCACGTGTTGACCGCTGGTAATGCCGTCAGGAACGCGTTGTAGACGGCCTCCGGGAACATGAGTTTGAGATCCTCACGATCCGGGTACGGTTGGTACCAAGCGATCTTGGAGGCTTGGTTGTACGGGACGCCAAGGAAGGTGGACGCCGCCGCGGCAAGGAACGACGCGCCGCCAGTATTGGGCGCTGGTCGCTGCTCAAAGAACGACATCCAGTCAAAGAGAAACTTGAATTGCATGATGTAGATCTGATCGTTCACCGGCGAGATGCTGATCCCGTTGCAGAGGATCTGCCCGGCGTCGTACCCAAGAAACTCTTCTGAGTTGCGAGTACCAAGCCAGCCGCTGAAGTACGGGCCCGGCTCCGGTGCGATCTCGTCATCGGGCCCGAGCGTGAACGTACGGTCGTAATAGAACTCGCAGATGATCTGCATCTGCTGTACAAACCGATTCGCGGGCTGTCCTTGTACGTCCACCTTCGTGCCGCCGATGTCTCCACCCGATGCCGACGGCGGGAACGTGTACGGCTCAGCTGGGATCGCTGCGTCTACTCGCCAAATCGGCATCTGGCGCATGGAACTTGTGCGCGTTACTCGCGTCCACGGTTCCGGTACCGTCGCGTTGTACTGGAACTCCATCAGGCTTGACCAGTTCGCGGTAACCATCCAAGTCTTCAGCGCACCTGGCATCACGCGCCAATCAACCGACTCACAGACTAGGAACGACGCGTTGGCGTCGCAACCTGTGTACCGCTGCTGCACCTTTGGAATGTAAGCGCCACCTGCGCCTGTTTCCGAGGCAGCGACGATGATCGCAATATCTTCCGGGCAAGATTGGACGTCCGCCTCATTGGTAGGAATCCACGACACCAGCCACGACTCAGTCATAGTGAACGGCTGTCCAGGGCTTTGCACCTTGTACTGTGGGCCACTGGCGTGTTTAATGATCTTGAGCGCTCCCATTAGTCTCCCTTTACCTTTGCGAACATGGCTTCAAGTGTGCTGCCAATGGCTTGCAGTAGCGGCCCAGCGCTCACGCCGAGTATTGCTCCATTGGCTGTATCGACCGGGCGATTGACGGCGGCTTGAGCCATCTCCGGCATCTGATTCAATGAACCGAGCGCCATAAGCGTGGCGTCGGCGCTTTCCGTGGCAATGAGTTTCGTTTGGTTCCAAATGGCGTTGAGGACGATCATCCCTTCGCCGATTTGCTTTGCGTTCTGAAGCGTGCTGGCAGTCTCTTCCGCTAACGCATCTTCCTTTGCGCGGTCAATGCCCGCCTGTACCGGGCCCATGGCTTGACCGACAGCCATATCGGATTTCAGTTGCGCCTGTGACAGATTCGCCGCACTGGTCATTGCTTCCGGCGAGAACGTGTGAGCAAGTTTGGAAAGATGCTCAGAGCGATCTGAAATAGCCGTGTACATTTGCTGAGCAAGTTGCAGCACCTTCTGAGCGCCCATCATGCCAGCCATAGCCGTGCTGCTGGCGCTGATCCGGTTGATCTTCTCCATGGCACCATTTACGCCGGAGATCAGTCCGCTCGTATCCGCTGTGATGCTGACTGATGCCTTTAAGTCATTAGCCATGGTGCAATCCTGTGAGGTGGTGCGCTTGTGAGCGCGCAAGCAATCGTGATCAGCAGACTCTCAATCCGTTCCTCCGGCGTCGCCTCACTCATCAGCCCGACTGGCATATCCATCCGGGCTGCTGGAGTCATCCTCCAGATGCGCCTTTCGGCGCTTGAGTAGGGCGCTCTTTCATTACCTCCGCGATGATGGCGTTACCGACTTCCACGCGCAAATCGGCAGCGGCTACGCCTTCAGCAAGCAACGGCGTACCGTCGGCGCAGCGCACGCAAGCGATCCACCAGTACTGGCCGCCCGCGGCGATGTCCCGCATCACTGGTCGGCGCACCTGGAGTGGTGGCAATCCTTCGATGTTGGCATCGCGCCAGCCGTCGCCTAGATATTCGGTTCCGATTGGCATTAGGCTTTTGCCTCAGAGAAACTGAAGTTAATGGTGGCAGCGCCCTGCCCGTCGTACGAACGGCTTGCGCTGTTCAACATACAAGTGATGCTGTAGGACGTGCCCGAGTTGCCATCGCTCCAGGCGACAATGGTCTTGGTGTCCGTTGCGGTATTGATGAGCAGCGTGAGCGCCGTTTCCGCGACGGTTGTAGCCATTGCCGTGCAAGTGATCTTGCGGGTAACACGGCCAGCCATTGCAAGCGTGGTCAGGTCAAGCGTGGTGGTAATGTCGATCTCTTGGCGCGATAGGTCGACGGTGACGTTCTGAACCGGAATGGTTACCGAGTTGATCGTGAGTGTCCCGCCGTAGCCGGCTGTGTATGTCGTTGGCATCGTTTAACTTTCGTCGTGGGTAAGGAATGTTGTGGTAACTACGATAATTCGTTCGGCATCGCCTTGTCCGTCATCGGGCACGGCGTCGAGCGTTCTCATGTTGATATCAACCATCCGGAAGGTGATAGAGCCTTCTGTGACACTAATGGCGAATGCTTCGGTAATGTCGTCGGCTACGTCCATTGCTTCCGATACCGTTGAAGCGACGCAGGAGAAGTTCACCGACAGCGTGACCATATTCGTGACGGTGTCTGTGGTCTGCGCCCATGCGGCAGAGGTGAACTCGTACACGACATACGGCAGCGGATCGCCCTGCCGACGCCAGCGCGGCGACAACTCAGCCACGCCGATGCGCGTTTTTAAATAGTCATACAGCGCTTCCGTAATGGTCTTCAGGCTTCTACTTGTTGCCACGTAAAGCCTCCTTCGCCGCTTGGAGGATGTAGTCGCGCAAGTTCTTCGTGATCTCGGGCAGCATTCGCGACGCTACGGCGCGAGAACGGAACGCTCCCGGGATCTGCTTGGCTGTGGCGGTCTTTCGCGCCTCGGTGCGTCCGGAGCGCTCTGCGACGAACGTAGGCGCTGCCTCGCGTGCTGCGGCGAAGACTGCCCGCAGTTTCCCGGCGCGCTCTGAACGTGGCCCCGCCAGTGCAGCTGGTCGCTTTGCGGCGATGATCGCCTTGTAGTTCACTTGCTCTGCCTTGGCGTCCTTGCTGAAGTTCGCGTAAGCCTTGGATCCCTTGGCGTAGTGCCGGAATCCACCTTCCAACAAGTGCCAAATCTTCTGCCGACCGCCCGCACCGGTGCCGCCACTCTTCCCGTACATGACGCCTACACGGCCGGTGATCCCGGCGCTTTTTCCACCGCCAGCGCGTCGGACATCGATGCGGGTTGCTTTATCGATTGCCCGACGATGAAGCGGCTTGCCGCGATACCCAGCTGCTACCCAAGTCTGACGGAGTGCAGCGCGCACTGGGTCAAGCGCTTTTCGCATCGATCGCTTAATTACGTTCTGTGCAACTTTGGGCCCAAGACGAGCCAACGCGGCGCGGACGTTGCCGTCGCGGAACTGCGTCTTCAAAGTTACCTGGGTGGCTTTCACTCGACTTCCTCCGTCGCTTCGATCTCAAGACGTCGGCGCTTTTGGTCACGGTCGAAACACACGCGGATGTTGAACACGCGCTCTGTGCCGTTGTCCAGGTAAAGCAGTCGGCTGTTCGTGGTCACGGCGGGATGCCAAGCGGCCAGGATGCGCCAGTCGGAGCGGGCGTTAACGCCAAGATCGCCGATTACTTCGTTCGTTCGTGCCGAGTCAATGTGGCAAGCAATCTGTGCGACACTCAGCCATGAGACTTCTGCCTGGCCGACGCTGTCGACGGTTCGCACGGGATTTTGTACCGTCATCGAAAGCCTCAGCATTCCGGATGGGACATGCCCAGCCATTATCCGATTCCCTTGCCCATCATGCCTGTGATGCGATCCCAGTAGGTCGAGTCGAGCGCGATGGTGTCATCGCCACGGCTTGCCACATGGTGTGCCACGCGCTGGAGGAGCGCCATCTCTAGTAGCGGGTTGAGCGCTGCGTTACCTGCTGTTACAGTCAGAGTCACTGGGTAGGTCAGGTTGACATTGTCAATGTCCATGTCAACGTAGATCAGACCGTTGATTTGGATCTTGGCGCTGTTGAGGTTCCCGGTCAGCGGCGTCGTGGCGCTGTCGCTGTAGGTGACCGTAGTGCCCGCCAGGTCGCCTTGGCGCTCAAGACGGAGGTACAGACCGCCGTAGATCGTCAAGGGCGCTGCGGGCACCCACTGCGTCCTGGTGACCGACTCCACGCACCACCCGGTGCGCTCTTCTAGTTCGCGTACGGCGGCAGACCAAGCAATGCCAATAGCCGGGTCATCCTCCGTGTGAGGAATGCGGGCCCAACTGCGGAACTTTGCAAGGTCTAGAGCCATTGTTCCTCGCTGCAGGTGGGTAGGGCCGAAGCCCCACCCACCTGAAGGATGAGAGGATCAGAATCAGACGTTGGTGACGCGCAACTGAACGAGCGCATCGCCGCGGGTGATGTTTGCGTTGGCAAACGACATCGCGGTGTACTTCACCTGGCCAGTGGTGGCCAGGGTGATGTCGTCGCGGATCATTCCGATGCCTGCCCACTCGCGGATGCTGTACGACTCGCGAATGTCTCCAACCACTGCCATCACTGTCTTCGCTGCCGAAGTTGTGACAAGCGCAGGGACATACGGAGTTACGTACACTGGGAGCCCCATTAAGGTTGCCGGAGCCGACCGGGTTATGCCCGCATCACTTGAGGGCACAAACAACGGGACATTATTTACGATAATGCCAGCGATCGCTGCGTAGACGTCTTGCGGAATGATCCAAGCGCACGTTGGACTATTCCAGTAAGCCGCTGGCAGAATCTCGTAGCGCATCTTCGTCAGGTTCTCAATCGTCACCGCGGACGTAGAGGTCGCAGCAGTCACCTTCAATGCACGGGTGTTACCCGATGCAACAGTTGCACCAGTGCGAACGCCAGTGGTCGTGGTTGCAGGATCAAAGATGCCAGTTGGCATTGCTGTGCCGCCAATACCTCCGATGAACCCGAAGGCCTGATTCTTGGAAATCTTCTTCTGAAGATCCATCATGACTTCGGCTTCCACGTCAAAATTCGCTTGGCGCAACAGCGTCTGCGAAACTTGCGTGGTCGGTGAGCAGAGTCGTGGCGGCAATAGCACCTCAGCGAGTGCCATGTCGTTCACAACGGCGTTGCCACCTTCCGCGATCCACGAACCAGTTCCGCCACCGTAGGCCGCGCTGGTCTGCGTGTTGTATCGGAGCGATGGGTAGCCAGTGACTCCACCGCGATAATCAGCCAACGAGCGCATGAAATCTTGGCTATCGAGGTACTTAAGAATCTCTGTCTCGTAGACAGCGGGCACCATGATCGTGCCAGCAGCGGTTGCTGGAGTGGTTGCGGTCGTGAGTGCACGCACTTCAGGTGCAGCGCCACCCTTCAACCAACCAATGAACTGGTCGCGGTACTTCTTGGTGTCGCGCTCTTCGCGTCCGAGTTCCATGTCGCGCTTGGCGATGATCTCGACGGCGCTTGAGGACGCGAAACGCTCGCGCATTTGCGCGGAACGGATCTCGGCTTCAACGGTTGCGAGTTCGTTTGCGACTTCATGGCCGCGAGCTTCAATCTCGACGGTCAGGGAATCTTGTGCGAGAATGGAATCGCGCTCTGCGGTGAGCGCCTTACGGCTTTCAAAGAGTTCGGACAGTTTCATAGCGGCATCCTTAGACGCAGACGAAGACGGGCTAAGCCCGACTGAATGTTGCGGGCTTCGGCGCTCGTCTGCGGATAAGCGCCGTTTTCTACGATTGAGACTTCAAGCAAACGAACTTGGGTGAGTGTGCGAGTACTTCCGCTCCAAGAGTCGGAGATCACGTTGAAGCCAAAC